AACCTCCAATAGAATTATCACCTTCTATTGCATCCCTGTCTTCATTAAGTTCGTTTTCATTTTTTAAAGAACCATCTTCATTGAATAATTCAGGATTAGTTTCCTTTATCTGCTCAGTAGCTTGTTGTCTTTTAGCTTCTGCATCAGCAGCTTTTTGCAATCTTCTATTATTAAATCTTAATATAGATTCTTTTTTCTGTTGTTTTACATCTTCAAGCAACGCTTGAGCTACCTCTAAAGAAGATTCTTGTAAATCTCCAAATTGGTCATAAGCTAACTGTAATTGTAACAAACTTTCTTCCCTTAAAGTAAGTTCTTCATTATTTAAAACTTTTTGCGAAGACTCGTTAATTGTAACCCTGTTACTATCAAGTTTGTTCTGAATGTCTTTTAAGGCTTGTTGTCTTAGTTCCGGATTAGTAATAGAAACTGCATCTAATACTTCTTTGATATTAGCAAATGTAACTTGACCAATAGCATCAATACCTTTTGCTCTTGGCTTCCCTGATTGTTTTCTTGGACTTGCCTTAGCTTTAACTATTTTATAGATATCTTTAATTACATCTCTCTTTATTTTAGCACGTTGCTGCTCTACCACAGATAATATTTTTTCTTTTTGTGCTTGAAAATTATCTACAGTTGTTTTAGTAACTGCCGTCAAGAGCCTGTTAAGTTGAGCCTGTGTGTACTTATCTGACTTAGGCAACATTGTTCTTATAAAGTTTTTTAATTGTAGTTGGACTTGTTTAATATTATCTCTTCCTACTTTTTTATCACTTAAAGATTGTCTTATGTTTGCCAACTCTTGAGATACATTTTTATTTCCTCTATATCCAAGGCTTCTGTCAAATCCAATTTGTAACTCTTGTTGTACTTGTTCCGGTTGAGCTTGAAAAATAGGATTAGCCTTTAATAGTTCTTGTGCTTTTTCACGAATCTCTGAGAAACTTTTTACTCTTTGCCCATCTTTTATTGAGAAGTCTTGAAGAGCTACGTTTATTTCATTAAATAATTGAGCAGCTTTTTGAACACCACCCTCAACTCTACTAAACTCTGTTGGCATGTTTTGTGCTCCATCAATTTGTACAGTCATAGCTTCTTTAATTTGAGAAACTAAATAACCTCTTCCTTTCAGAACTTCTTTTATTGATGCATCTGAAAACCCATTCTCTCTACCTACACGTACTATATCTCCAATACTTTCGTCAGTTCTAAACATAGCGTTAGCTAAGTTGTCAGTTAGAGTTGTGAGTTGTTTGTCTGTCATTTTAACAGGAGCACCACCAAGTATATCAGCTAATGCAGTTCCTAAGAACTCATCCATTGTTAGATTTTGAATTTCCTCTACAGTTAAATCTTTTGAAAGTTTAAATTTATTTTTGACATAAGACCACACGGATGCTATCCAATCCTTTATTTTTTGTTTTAATCCTGCCTCTACTACAGACTCTCCTTTGTTTCCTATAAGCGTTGCCATTGTTTCATCAACTGCTTTAGTCACATCTCCATCAAACTTCTTTAAAAACTTCTTATACGTTTCTGTTTGTTTTACAAGAGCCTCACCTTTTGCATATATCTTTTTGCCTTGTGGTGTTAATTTTAAATTCTCAACCCATATGTGACCCATCTCGTGAATTGCAGTATTATACAATTCGCTCTCGGTATTATGAACTTCAGAATTAATAAATATTTTTCCATCTTGTGTAAGACCATATACTACCTGCCCTTCTTTTAAGTAAGGTGTAACAAATGGACTTGATAAAACTCGGTCCATTGTTTGTTGGTCCGTTGATATGGTTACAAAAGGGAAACTACGATTTAAGAAATCCATAAATCTACCTGCGTTATCCATTCCCACTTTGCTTCCGGTAAACTCAAGATTACTTAATCCTGTTTGAACAGGAACCGTTTGTGACAATCTTTGTTTAGATGTACGCTTAGGTCTTGAACCTTCCAACTCTTGCTCTTGTCCTAATACAACATTATTCATTGCACTTGGGAAAAGCTCCACAATTGATTGAGGCTGCTCTATAATACCCATTACTTTACCTCTCGGTCCAACAGGGTAATTAGGATGAGTAGTTTTTTCTAAACCGGGATTTAATACATCCACACCTACCACCATATAAGCAGACCTTTGTGGGGTATTGGCTAATTGAGGTTCAGTTAATATGTCAGTAATAGCTCCTTTATTTAGTTTACTTCTTTCCTCAATAGATGGATTATCACCTAATAAAAACTTAGCCACCATTGAGGTAGGTCCGGGTTTACCGGGCACCGGCTTCTTGGTTAATGTAGGACTATTGGTTTTCCCATAGGTTATGGCATCAACAATTTTGTTTACAGATGCAAGAGTTTTTAATTGGGACAATGCTTCGGGTCTTACAATATCTGCTATAGTAGCTGCTTCAATATTGTCAACCATTGCTTGTATGTCAGATATTTCAGAAATGTCTTTATTATAATTTCTTATAGTCATCTTAGAAAGAGGCTTACCTGTTTTTTCGCTAACTCCTTTTTCAATCCTTGTTATTAAACTTTCTTTTTGTTTTGCAAGAGTTTGCATAAACAAATTTAAAGCCTCTCTTTTTACTTCAGCAGGAAAAGATTCAAGGTTATCTGCTAACACTCTAACAACTGCTTCATTACTTAATATGGATTTAGATTCCATTTTAGTTATAACCATAGGGACAAGACCATTATATTCAGGATTCTTGCTCCACCATGTATCAAAAAACTGTTTGTTATTGTCATATACTCTATTGGCTCTTGCAATTTGTGACTTAACTGAACCTTCGTCTATACTTGCCCAAGCAATATTTTGATGACCTTCTACTCCGGGAAACCCGAGTCCTCCTTTTAAGTTGTCAATTACATTACCTGTACTTGGATTTACTATGTCTCCTGTTCTAAGTTGGTCCGAGATATTAAATATCACCGGTACTCCATCAATCACTTTCCACTCAATAGTTGGGATAGGATTATCAGTACGACTGTTTAGTTCTTCTACATCAATCTTCGGTGAATCAGGATTTGTTTCTTCTACTGCCTCTATATCCACAGTAATAGCTTCGTTCTGAGCATTCATTTCCGCTACAATATCCTCCACAACCCCTGCACCTTCGGTGCTTAAATCTTCTTTCAGTCTGAAGTTCACCTCACCTGACTCAATTTGAGTACGCTCTGCGTTTAGTTCTTGAATCAATGCAGCCTTGGTTGCTCTGTTTCTTTTAGAAGCTCTTATTTCTTTTATTTTAGCGTCTATCTCTGCTAATCTTTTTTTCTTCTTAGCAGGAGTCAACCCTTTTACTTTTGCTTTAGGTTTTGCTTTAGGTTTTGCTTTAGGTTTTGCTTTAGGTTTTGCTTTAACTTTAGGTGGAAGTTTTACTCCTGATTCTTGTAGTGTTGCTTCTAAGTCTGACACCTCAGCTTCATCAACCACTACTTCTTCAGTTGGTGTCTTCAAAGACACCTCATTAGTTTCTGTTACAGTTTCTACAGACACCTCTTCTTTTACAGGTAATCCGGCAGCTTTACGTTGTCTGTTAGACATTTTGTTTTCCGTCTTAGGATTTCTTACAGTTGTAATGTCTACCTCTTCTGTGGTTTGTATATCTCCTGCGGCATTAGTTAAATATTCTTCATTAGACAAGGTATTGTCTTTAGATATTTTTTCAGTAGTGAAGGCGGTCCCCTCATTATCGGTAAGCCTCATTACTCTACTACCATCAAGATTTGTAGTCATAGTAGCATTAAAGGTTTCCCCGTTAGGGTCTGTATATGTAAACGCCTGTTGTTTGACAGGGATTCGACTATCGTTTAATGTTTCTACTTCATTCTCCTGAGTGGTCGTAGTCCCCCCGGCTTCTTCGTTGTTCCGTATCTCTGTGTCCACCGCTTGTATATTTCCGGTTTGTTTATTTTCAAATAATCCTCTTGTTTTTTGCTCTTGAATGGCATCTGTTCCAAATTTATCGTTAATAATTTTTGCTACATCTTGGTCGTTATCTACTTGTATCTTGGCTTTCTTAAAAGAACTTAGAGACATATCTCCAATTCTTTTTAAGAACTTAGATTTAGTTATACTCTTTCCGTCAATATTGTAAGAAGCCTTAACATCGCTTCGAATATCTGTTGAGGTGTTTTGTCTCCCTAATCCTGCAATTTGTAAAAATGTTTGTTTGTCGGTTGGTCTTACTTTTTTTGTTTCAGCTAACTCTGCTAACTCTGCTTTTACTTCAGAAATCTTAGAACTGAATACTGACTTTCTGTTTGCAGTAGATTCAAGTTCATTCTTAGCAGCCATCAATTCCATAGTTCTATTTAGAACTTCTTTATTGACACCGCCTTCAGTAGCATTTAAAACATTTAAAGCATCTTGTCTTAAGCCAAGATTTTTTTGAATACGTTGGTTTACATCTGTGCTTATCTGACCAAGACGCTCCATGTTGTTAGACCAATTAGAAACTTTCTCAGGAGTAACACTCATTTTAAATCCGAGCTCTTTATTTATTCCTTGTATAGTTGTTAGGTCATTTGCAATTGTGACATTGTTTTGACCTCTCATATCAAGAGCCATATTTAAAGCAGCAAATGGAGCGTTGTTTCCTAACCCTCCAATACCTTCAGCAAAAATTTCCTTCCAATCTATTTCATCTCCCGCATTTAATTGAGCCATTAATTCTCCTGTAGATTCAGCAAGAGGGTCAAACACAATACGCTCACCAACTCCTGTCAAAGCTCTTCTTCCTAAAGATGTGGTTTTTCCAACTTGAAACAATCTACCCGCAAGACCTGCGGATAGCATATCAACAATTGCAATAGGAATACCCCTTGCAGTTCCTCTTTTCCCGCCTTCAGACCACACGTTCTCATCCTGTAAAGCCATTTTCATTTCTTCAGGATTCATTATGTTATACCCATTATCTCTTGCGGCATCCATAATTGAGTTGGTATATTCTAATGCAAAGCCTGTTGCAGAAAACCCTGTTCTAAGACCCCAACTAAAACCGGTTAAGGCACCTCCCGCAGTTGTTACTACACCACCGGGTCCTGAAACAAAACCTGTCGCACCTATACCTGCTCCTATACCTGTTCCTGTTGCTGCAGAACTACCAATAATCTTCCACCCATAAGGTAGCATTTGAGAGATACTATTACCTGCCATACTAACTGCAAGTTCTGCCGGATTGTCTTTAAAGGCATTCCAAGACTCTCTAAAACCTTTTGCTTGGTGCCAACGTGCCATAGCTCGACTTGTCTTTCCGGTGTTTCCGGCTTCCATATAATCAACAATTGCTGAAGCAACATCTGATGTGTCTGAATCGCTATCAATATCTTTTAAACCAAGAGCTAATTTTAATATTTCATTTCCTGCCTTACCTCTATACCATCCTTGCTCAATTTCATTAGACATTCCTGCCCAATTTTCTACTATCTCTCCACGCAGGTTTTCATCATACTTACTGTCTAAATAGGTTTGTGCTACCTCGTAAGTGTTGGCAGCTTGTTGAGCCAAATCTTTTGATGCTTTGTATGTTGTTAATATAGAGTCTTTCAGTTTTACTCCTTCTGCATCATCGGGAACATAATCATTAAGCTCATCTAATGTTACACCAAACTCACTAAGCGATTTAGTTAATAATTCATTTTCTACATATTGCACAGAAGCATTTTGCATAACTGCTTCTTTGGTAATTTTCTGATATTTTTTATCTATGTATACATCATAATCTTCCCGAACTTCTTGCAAGTCATCGTCTTCATAAAAATCATATAGGTTATCTACTTTGTTTTGAGTTACCTCTAATATATCAGGTAAGTCGCCTCGAACAAATCCATCTTTACCGTAAAAATCTTTATATAATTCTTGCTCTTCAGAAGATAAGTCTTTAAACTCTCTTGGGTTATCTAACACATCCTCTATAAAAAGCACTTGGTCACGAGCAGTTTCATAGTCGTTAAAGTTTCGTGTCATTTCTAAGTAATCATAACCACGTTCTGAGAAAAAAGCATCTCCTTCAACATCCGCATTTCTAACTTCCTTCCAACTTCCTTTTGCAAAATCATCCGCCTTTTTAGCATCTTCAAACACAAACAACTCACCTCTTTTTACTGCTTCATTGTAAGCCTCCATGCCGGAAAGCTCCACCCAATAATCCGGATTGTTAGTTTGAATAGATGGGTTCTTAGGGAAAAGAGTAGGGTAAACCACATCTTTACCATCTATGTTTGCTGATTCAAATAATACAGTAGATTCAGTTCCGTCAGCATTTAATCTTGGAGTTTTTCTTAAATTTTTTGCACGAAGTGAAGATTGCATAAAATTGCTTTCCACTTCTTCCCTTCTTTCTTCAGGCTTACGTGCATACTTTGTAACAAAATCTTTGACTTTTTGAGATTCCCCTACTGCTCCTTTATTAGTAAAGGTGTCAAGGTCTATAGTTTCTGATACTACTTCTCCATTAGGTAAAACAGTAGACATTTTCATTGCATCACCGAGTCCTGTTTTTACAAAAGTAAATCCATATTTAGCATATAGATTATTAAAGTAAGCAACTCCTTCATCTTCCTCTAAACCAATCGCTTCTGCCGTGGTATAGTCTAATGCGTCTATAAATTCCTTAGAGTTTATAATGTCTTTTCTGTTTGCTTCTTCTAATGCAACTTGTTCTGCTGCTTTTTGTTTTTCTTGTGATTGTGAAAATTTAAGATTTTCTAATTCTTTATCCGCATTTTTTCCGGTAATACTAATATCCGCAAACCTTTGTGACTGTGCTCGGTCTACACGGTCTTGGTCGGGATACATACCGAGTTGAGACATAGGGTCTCGATATCCTGTAGTTCTCGTATCTTGTCCTGTAACATTAGATGGTGAAAAATCAAATTTTAGTTTTCCATTTTCATCAACTTGAATTTCAGAAATATCTCCTTGTAAATCTTGTTTAGGTTTTTGAGAGTCCAAAGAACCATCCCCCGATGGAGAATCCAAACTTGGTTGAGCCTTGTCTTTTTTTTTTACCGTACCTATGGAATCTAAAAAATCTATAACTGATACATCTGTTTTGTATGATGGGTCTAATTCTCCCATATAGCCATAAATTTGAGACGCATATTGTTGGCTACCCATTTCAGTAATAAAATCTTCAAATACCACGTCTTGCTCAAACCCGGCATCATTTGATACTATGTAGTCATATACTTGTCTTAAATATTCCTCATTCATAATCGAGTCTTATTAATAATTAACCCCCGGGTCTTGGAGCACCACCGCCTCCTGCAACTGTTTTCTTTGTTTTCTGTTCCTTACGCTTACCATAATCATCAGAATATTTTTTCTTTCCGTCTTCATCTAAAAGCATTTTTTGTTGTTCTAAAGACTTGTTAAGTATTTGTTGATATATAGCTTCTAATTCAGTTTGAGCCGTATTCCCATTCTTCAAATTAACTTCACCAATTTTCTTACCGTTCTTATCTTGAATATAAATTCCTCTACCCGCATTAAATGTTCTAACTTTTATATCAGACATTCCCGGTAAAGAAGATAACTGTGCTTTTACGGTGGCAACCGCAGCTTTTTCTTGGTCTTTAGTAATTGCAGGTCCTGCATCTACGAGTGCGTCAGCAGGTTTTAATTTAGCACCTTCGTTTTCTTTGTATGCTTCATCAAATGGTAATGTAACTGTTTTTTGTCCACGTGAACTAAAGTCATATTCAGTACCCGACAACACAGGCTTGGTAAGGTCTAATTTACCTCTTGTAATCACTTGATTAATGTCAGCAATTTTGTTTTTGTCAGGCAAGACAAAGTTCATACCCGCTTCAACAAAGTCGGTTTGATTATCACCAAACGTAATTGTTTCACTTGCTCTTCCATCATTAAATGATATTGAAACACCTAAGCCGTCTTCAGTTAAATTTATTTCTTCTACGTTAGGATTGAATGCTCGTAATGAATCTGCCGCTTTTTGTTTCTGCTCTTTAGTACCATAGTATAATTGAGAGAAATTACTAACAACACTTACTTGTTGGTCTTCAGCATTTCCTTGGTCAACTTTTGCAGGTGGTTCATATGGTGTAGTACCTGCAGATTTGGTTTTTTCAGTTTCATCTATTCGTGCACGTATTGCAGTTCTCATTCTTTCTTTCACAACTTCTTCTTGGTCACCTGCAAACTGAACTTTACCCGCAGCATTCTCACTACGGTCAATGTACATTAAATTTCCGTCTTTTCCTTGTTTGTCAAATTCATCCTTGTCGTAGGTAAAAGTATATTTTTTACCATTAGGTGCATTTAACACACGGTCGGTAAGTACAGAAGATATATTGTTTGGGTTCTTCATCATTGCTCCAACTTGGTCGTCTTCCCATGCCCTATAGTTAGAAACAAAATCCTCATCTTCTTGAGAATAATCCCCTGTTTTAGCGTCTACTTTTTGAACAATTGTATTTAGGTTACCCTCCGATGCATATTTAACTACAGAAGTTTCAATAGCACCTAAGCTACCGGCTGCATTTATTGCTGCGGCATCAAGGTCAAACCTATCGTATTGAGACTTGAGTCTCCCTCTTAATTCAGGAACTGTAGCAAAATCACTTGGGTTGCTTGAAATTTGACCGTTAACTCTTTTGCCTACACTTATAACTCCATTAGTAGGGTTTATATATCCACCCACATTACGAAGGTTTCCAAGACCTTCTGACTGCTCCATTTCCCATACCTCTCTGAATGATGATTCGTCTCCTTCCCATCGTGACATTTTGGTCTTATATTCTTCTTGATATTCTTTTGCAAGGTCAAACATTTGAGATGTTCCTGACATTCCGTTTTGTCTATTTCTTGTGTAATCTCTAAGAGAAAGTTCTCCGGACTGTAGCAAACGGTCTTGCATTAATCTGTATTCTTGCATTCCATTAGAAAAATCTGCAATAAAAGTGTTACCTTGGTCGTAGTCACCGGTGGGAGCATTAGAAAGTTCTTCCCCAAATTTTCGAGAGGCATCTTTTATCTCTTCTTTCTTTTTAAACCTTGCTGCAGTTTCAGCCTTAAGCATGTCTGTAACACCCTTGCCAACTTCTGCCCAATTTATTTGGTCCTCTACTTCACGCTTTACATATTTATAATAAGTCATACTCTAATTTCCTTGAGATTTTTTCCAATCTAAAAACTGTTGATACTCAGAGTTCATCGACCCGGCTCCATATTCCATACCAAAAGCATTGTTAAATTGTTTAGGTGCATATGATGCATAAGCAGTTTCATAAGCATCACTTCCAAAAATCTGCCCTTTTTCTGCACCTGATAATCCCGATTTAAACCTTCTGAAATCTCTATTTTTATAATTTGAAAAATCTATATTTTTTAACTGTGTGTCTCCTACTTTTATATTGTCAAATGATTTATCAGAAAAGTCCATGTCAGCTACTGCTTTTCTTTGACCTCCTATGTTTTGACTAAATAACGGAACCATTGACAACCCTTGTTGTAATGCGGCACCTGCCGATTGAATACCTTGCATCTTAGCAGCCTCGGCTCGTCTACCTGCGTCTGCCGCAGCCATTTGAGCACCTTCGACTTCTTGTAAATCTAATTTGACGTTCATATCTCTTAAACGAGAATCTTCATCTGCTTGTAATTTTTCGAGTTTATTGACTTCCTGTTCTTGTGCGGCACGAATTTTACCTTGACCTTCTTGTGTGGCTAATTGAACTCTTCCTACTCCGGCTGCAGCTCCTCGCTCATCACCTTCCACTACTGCTTGAGTTGCACCTGCCGCTTGTTCTAATATTTTTTCTCTTTCAATATTATATACTTCTTTGTTGACACTTAATTCATCAAAAACATTGACTTCAAGTTTCTTTCTTGCTTCTGCCATCATTTTTTCCGCCCTAAGTTGAGCTGCCTCTCGTTCTCTTCTTGCGGCTCCGGCTTGTCCAAACGACATCGCAGATGAACCAATGGATACTGCTAAACCACCAATACCTAAAAATAATCCTGACATAATAACTTTTCTTTTTTAATTACACTTATGGGTAAAGTTTTATAATCTTCCGTGTATACATCTGCTTCTGCATCTTCAAAGGTTTTAGCCTCGGTTTTATACACACAACACCACTTAGTATCTTCATGCATATACAATACTCTTTGAGTTCCTATCTGAGTAAAAATAATGTGAGGTGCTTTTATTGTTACAAGTTCCCCACTATCAGTCAAATATGACACTTTACCTTCAAGCAAAAAAGATGGGTGTTGTTGTTTGTGAATCATAGATATTATAAAATGTCCCTTTGGAATAAACATCTGTCTTGTATACAAACCACCCTCTAAAGTTTGTTTAATTGGGTATACTTGTTTACAAATTTCACTTTGTTCTTCACCACACTTATGCGTAATTGCTTGGTCAAACTTACTCAAATCCTCTCTAAAGGTTTCTATTCTTTCCCAAAGCATTCCCCTGTTTTGATTTACATAATTTAATATGCTTTCAGGTTTATACTCCTGAACCTCTACAGAATCTTGCATATAATTAAATTTTATTTACAAAGATAGTAAAATTTAAGGGAAAGATTTCATCACTTCAGATTCAACCGCAAACAGTTCTGAAGGATTAATGGCAATAGTTTTGTCTAAAGTAAGAGTAAACTCACAGTAATGCCCCAAAATACCATGTGATTCTGCTATAGGATTCTTAATATAAAGAAAATAAGCATCATTTATAGGGACAGGATAAGTAGTACCCGCCACCGTAGTAGTGTCAATTACTAATTGATTTATGCCATTTACTTTATCTACTTGGATATCAGTAATTACACCCGCAAATTGAGGGGTGTCGTAGGGAGGTACTGAAAAATAAAGATAATCTCCAACACTAACGATACTTCCAATATTAACATTCAAATTAAAAAGTATTTCATATGCTGCAGCAGGACCGTTTTCGGACACACTTCTGCCTATTCCATTTAAAGAACGTAATTCAAAAGCACCTTGCGTTACACCTGCACCTGTATTGTTATTGGTTCTTATAAAAGCAAACCAATCTCCCTCTTTTCGCTCATACCAATTTTCTGTTGGACCTGCGGTAATATATCCATTGTTTTGAATGTCAGTATTACCATTAAAACTCCAAGCATCATCACTTTCTAAATTAATAGTTTTAAATATTTTATTTTGTAAAGGTTGCTCATTAAATACTGTAGAGATAGTAGAGTCGTAAGTGGTTCCATAAAAAGTATTATAGTTACTATTGACATTGTGTCTAAACAAATTACCACCTTTAAAGGTGTAAAAGTATTGATTCATTCCTATCATATAATCAGGAAAGTAAGAGTAAAAAGATGGAAATCCTTTTGAACCTTCGCTATATGTTAATGTATAATTTTCGGGCATAATTAACAGTTTGTTAGTGAGTTTATAATACCATCTCCATCGACAACCATTGTCTTTCTAATTACACCTACCTGTATATAGTAAGTTCCTTGAGATGCTTTTACAGAGCCGTTAGGGTCTACAACGCAAAATTCATTTACTGCAGGGTCCCCTGCAAGTCCTCCTGAATTTGGAACATTAAAATAAGTATTAGGCAAGTTAGCGGTTAAGCAATCCGTTCCTCCGGTAACAAGGTTGGATGTTGAAAACCCTGTCAATTGAACCGGACAGTTAATACCAAGAGTCCACCCTGTGTTAGCACAAGGACCAAATATCTCAACACTTACAACTTCCGGAGTTTGAAGTGGTTTAGGTATATACAAAGTGACCGGACCCGGAGACGGAATAGTTAATCGAACATCACCGCCATTACCGGTAACTACACCATTTGACCCTGTTGGGTCAAAATTTGCACCGTTAAAGTTAAAAGTATTTTCTCCTGAATATCCTCCACCATTTAAAGTTTGTGCAATATTACAATCGCTATTTATATTTCCAACAAAAGTATAATGTCCATTGGTGTTTGAGGATAAATATCCTTGAGTTGCACTTGTTGTCTCGTTATAGAACTGATTATTGTATTGTACCCTTATACCATCGGGTATTGCAGATACATTAAAATATAAAATAATAGCACCTACTGAACTTCCTGTCCCAAAATTCACGGTATAAATTCCACCACCACCACCGGCATTAATAGAAGTATTACAGGGTAAAACACATGAAGGACAAATAACAACTGCTAACAACACTCCACCTACTTGTTCTCTTGAAATGACAGAGTTTGAATAAAATCCATCAGGTGCAGGTGTAGTTAGGGTGGCATCTGTAAATACTGCAGTAGCAGTCTCTAAAGTTGAACCGTCTATAAAATAATTTCCAAAAACTCCCATATCTAAATTTTATTAAGGTATTTGATTTGAACACTCACAATCAACCAATTCCACATCAATGTTAGGGTCTGCAAAAACCTCGGTTGCACATATTGCAACTGACCCAAATCCGGGTACATCAATTTGAGAAGGTTTTATGCAATCCACATAAAAGAATGTTATTGTGTTTTGCGTATTGTTTATCAAATTATATTCTTGACAAACTTGTATACAATTAGACACCAATGATATTCCTGTTATAGTATCTTGTGCCACTCCGCTCCCTGATGTGTTTACTACTTCGTAAATACACCCGTCTTGCAAAGTTACAAAACTCCCAACAAATACCGTAAAGCCTCCGTCATTTACCGGGAATGATGGTTGAACATCACCTCCACAGTTTTGAACTGTAACTAATTGAGGTGAAGGAGTTAGGTTGCAATCACAATCTCCAACTTCAGTAATTATTAATGCAGGGTCATATGGTTGTATGTCTTTTGCACAAGTAGGGAAAACAACTATATCTTGTGGACCAACTGTAAGCGTGTTGGTACTGCCATCACATTGGACATACGTTATTGTTTCTGAAACATTTGTCGGATTTTCTATTCTATATTCTTGACATACCTCATTACAATCAGTAATAGTAAGTATGTTAGTAATAACTTCCCCTGTTCCTGTTAGTGGGTCACTTGTTGTATTCATTACTTCAAACACACAATTATCTTCACTCCAAGATACAAAATCGCCTACCTGAGCATTTTGCCCGAAAGGAACTATATGAGTCTCATCAACAGTTTGTAATGAACATTTTTTAATTAATAAATTGCTTGGTTGACAACTTACTAAAACTTTGGATACGCCGGTAGCAGAAGTTAAATCTGTAGCAGCTATGGTAACTGTTGCTCCATTAGCAATTGGAATAAAAGAAGCTACACCTGAACAATCTGTGTATTGATATAATATAGGTGAGCCTGAAGCATTAGTTATTTCATACTCTTGACACACATCTAAACAAGACGATTCGCTTTCTACTTGATTTATTGTTTGAGTTGGTGTTAAACTTGTTAAAGCTAACACTTCCCATCTACAATCTGTATTTGACAATATACTTACAATGTCGCCTACTTTAGCACTTGTAGACCCTTGAGATATTGTTTCCAAAGGAACAATTGCTCCGTCAGCTCTACATTGTTGAATGCGGAAGTTAAGCGGAGTGTTACACTCGCATCCACTATATTGAAGCGTTAAGTCCGCATCTAATGAAACCTGCCCCCCTGTTAAACATATAATATTAGAAGAAGCCGGTGGGATAGTTTGGCTTTGTTGTTGGAATAAGCAATCAAAATAAATTATAGTTCTGAAAAGAGTAGAGCTTGTATTAGTAACGATGTATTCACTACACTTAGAACTACAATTAAAGTTTGAAGAGAAACTATCTATAGTTGTCCCGCTCCCTGTTGCTGAAACAACAGATGTTATTTCGTAAGCACATCCATTAACAAAAACAAAGAATCCAATACTTAGATTTCCTGCTGAATCCAATACCGTAATTGTTTCAGGTATTGAAGCAGGGGTAGTAGTGACCGCAGAGTTTTGGCATAATTCTGCCTCATAGTAAATTTGATTACAAACACAGTCTATTAGCGTAACATTAAAATTACCGAGACTACCGGTCCAATTTGTAATTTCTCGAGCACATAATTCTATAGTAGTTTCGTCATTAATAAATAATGTCTGAACAATACCATCGCAGTCCGTATACGTTAGGTCACCCCCACCTTCTTTTTCTGCACTATTTTCTATTTCATATCGTTGACAGACCTCAGAACAATCAGTAAATGAAGAAGCACCTAACATATTAAAGGTTGCTACTTGAGAAACATCAACTTGTAATACTTCCCAAACACATTGTTGATTGCTACCGTCAGTTATTGTTATTAAATCACCAACTGTTACATTAAATCCTGTAGTATCCGCATATCCTATTTGTGGGTAAGTTAAACTTTCATAAGAACTTTCACATCTTCTTACTTCCGACACAATTGTCGGAGGTAAAACAGTACAATCACAATCAATTAAAGTAAGCGTTACATCACCTACCAATGTAGAAATAGTTTTAGCACAAATGGTTTCGGTATTTCCAATACCAAGACTTATTGTTATACTATCATCGTCACAATCAACATATGTGACATCGTAAGCGGTATCAGGACTTGTATTTGTAACTTCATATGTTTGACAAACATCTGAGCAGTCTGTAATATCAGTTCTAATTGTTGTTACTACTGCGTTAAGAGGGTCTTGTGTTTGTTGTACTACTTGATAAACACAATCATCATCACCTACACTAAGCTCTACAAAGTCCCCTATTATTAAACCACCTGCTTCAGTTATTATATATTCTACTACAGGGTCTGTGGTGCTTAAGTTACATTTCTGAACTCTTAAGTTATCTCCTGTTTCACAATCACAACACACATCAAATGGGTCAATATTGCCATAACATAATTCCACTTCTGTTGGTCTTCTATAATCGTATATTAAATACAAATATTCTTCGTTTGTATTTGGCATAGGAAACTCTACTTGATAAGTGTTTGGACCACCTGTTATAGGAGTTCCATTAACTGAGGCTGCCATTAAAGCTGCCATATCATTTGGAGTGTTTGCATAAAAAGTATTACTTCTTAAGTATCTCAACTCATCTAAAGATGGGTCAAACACATAGTCATCAATAGGTAAGATTCTATTAGAAATTATTCTAACAGAAGCCGTATTAGCCGGTATAAAGCCTCCACCTTGAGGACCGCTTAATTGAGTATACTGAGATATTAAAGGATTTTGTGTTCCCGCAACGAGCTCTACTTGTTCGCTATGTAAAGGAGAAATAAAAGCTCCATCAGTCCATCGGTATTCATTGTGAATAAACTTGTCCGCATCGGCACTAAGAGAATAACAAACTTGAATTATAGTTATTTCCGTGACCGCAGGGCAATTAACAGTTACTTCTAAGGTGGTGGTACCTGAACTTTGAATAGACACTTCTACGGTATCCTCTGCTACAGAGTTTTTATCAACTATTAAAGTACCTGAAACAGTTGTATTACCTGTACTCACAGTTGTATTGTCGTATTCCGCATCAATGTTAAATGATGGAGTAACTCCAATTACATTGTAATCTATACTTACATCACCTACTAAATTTCCTACGTCAACGCAGAAATTTGAAGATGAGTTAGATGTAATAATTATTGTTCGAGTTATACCACAATCAATACAAACAGGTGTTGTAGGTAGTAATTCAGAAGTAGCACTTAATACGTATTCATTCATGTAAGGGTCATATCCGCCAAGTTTCTGAGTTCCAAAAGAACCTAAGAATAAGTCTCTAAACCAAGACCTCATTCCTGCTTCTGATATTACAGTTAACCTTTCGCTTTGACCTGATGTCCCTGTTAATTGAATTACCGCTCCTCTTTTTGCGTCAGTAAAAAATTTATTAGGTCCCCATTTTGCATAACTTTCCGGGTTAAAGCTAATACCATATTCTTCAATCCGAGAAATTTGCGTACCCAAAACTTCAGGGATAGAAGCGATAGAGCCTCCGCCTGTTGAGTCAGATAAAAGGTTTTTACCTTGAAGCACATAAGAAATTTTATCCTCTTGTAATGTGAGTATGTCTGTTTCTCTTCCGTCTATTTTAAATATAGGTCCAAAGTTTTCTTCAATAGGTTTAAAGTTTAGTAATCCAAGATTAAATTCATTTAGCTTATTAACATTAGATTCATCATTAAACACACCACTATAAGTTAAGTCAGCAAACCTTCTTACTTGCTGATAGTCTTGAGCTGATGTCGTAAATATTCTGTTTCCTAATTCAAGAGTTTTCCCTTTTATAGAGTCACGTGCTTGATAGCTTTCAACTCCATTACCAAAAGAATAACAATTAAAAAATTCTGTAGAAATAATTGCAGGAATACTTCCGGTTTGGTTTTGAATGTTTCCTGTATGCGTCCCCTCAGTTAAAGGTGAGCTATTAATCGTAACGTCTGCAGGAAACTGCGGAGGTGTTGAAGGGTTTATTGTAACTGAATTACAAACTCCAATTACATCTACTATGTTATTGTCATTTTGTACAATAATAGAAGATGATTGATTATTTATATCTAAATAGTCAAACTGAATAGGTGCATTATTTGTGTCTACCTGTAATTTAAAAAGACATTTGTTGTTTCCCTGAATAATTGGGTAAGAGACAGAACTCTCAAACCATACATCAGGTAAAGCATCTTGAGTTGGGGTTTCAAATGCAATGAAAGATGTGCTTCTAATAACCTCAATAGTCACTTGAAGTGTTGTCTTTTTTCTACTATTTCCACTATATCCTTTTGAGCTCTTCCAACTAAAAAACGTACGTCCATTACTTGTTGTAAATTGACAAGAGATTTGTCCTGCACTACATCCTTGAAGAAAACCTCCATTAAGAATTGGATTGTAATTTATAGCACCTACACCTGACCCTTCATCTGAACCTTGAGCCTCTAATATACCTGCAATGTTACTATTATCAAACCATTCTTTGAAATTATCATACTCTTGGTCAACAGTAAAAGTTTGGTTTACTGACCATTTTTTAAAAGGCACTCGTCTAATTCCTCTACGTTGATTTAATATTTCAATTCTTACTCTACTACCTGCCGGAAGAGAGTAATCTACATAGGTCCCCGGGTTAGCACTATCTTCAATATCTACAGGATAGCTTACAACTCTACAACCTGAACCATTACTACTAATTAAACCGTAATTTACGACAGGATTATCTCCTACATCTGTATTAAATTCATTTGCTCTTATTTTCATATAAGTTCCTGTAGGTACAGGAATTTCTGCTCCGTTTAAATCGAGAGGAGCAGGATTAAGAAAATCCCTTGGTTGAGATTTTTTTTCTAATACTGTAGCAAATGCACATCTATTTACCGGTCCTGTTGCATCACTCTTAACTTTAAGAATATCTCCTTCTTCAACCTTCGTAGAGTTCTCACCGTCAAGTAAAAAATAATCAGCTCCCGTAGAAGGGTCTGTAAAAAAGAATGTAGTAAAAACATTAAAACCTCCCTCTTGGTCTTGTTTAATACAAAACTTATATCGTGTTGCAAAAGCAGGTGCAATTTGTTCAGGTGGTATTGTTATTTGTATTTTGTTTTGTAATTCACTATTGGCACACGGAACAGATATTGTGTTGTTTGGACTTACAAGAGCAGTTGTTGCACGATTAAAATCATCCATATAAATAATACCAACTTCGTATGTTCTATCACTATGTAAACTTGTTGGGTTACCTATTTCTAAAAAAGTAAAATCTGCACCTGTAATTTCATAGTATTCGTAAACACTAACTGTAATAGCCGCTCCTGTAGGGTCGTCAACAAATCGCATAGCGGGTAATACAAAACCAATATTGTTAGAACCGGGAGAAGCCTCTATCCTAATCGGTTGTCCTGCCGTTGATATACCACTTTCAAGTTTAGTTAAGTTGCCTAAATTATTATTTATAATACAATTAAATTCATCGGTAAAAGTGGTTCCATCACACGCATCAACTACAGGTTCTATGTTTGTTATACTACCAACTGCATCTATAAAAGAAACACTTGTAGCGAGTTCGTATACACTATTGTAATCTTGCGGTAATATAAAACCAAATGATATTTCAGCACTTTGCGTGGTTACATTAGGGAAGTCCGCAGGATTACCTGAAAACTGACTGTGTGTAAAAAATATTTGAATAGAGATAGAAGCTCCTGCTTTAAGCTCTAAATCCCCAACGTCTATAAAAGCAACTTGAGATTGATTAACTGCTACCACCCCATCTATGGTATAAACTGTAGCAAATAGTTCTTCTTCAATATCTTTTAATCCAATTATATTAGCTTCTAAATCTGCCGTATATTCTAATTGCGTAGGAAATCCACCTGCAGTTACAATATCTCTTTGTTCTAAATAATTTGCATAAATTAATCTATTACCCATTATAGTTTGAGCAGTAGATAATAAAGGTACGTTGTCGTATAATCTTAAAATTTCACTTGATGGTAGTATTGTAAATATTTTTTGGTCACTAAATGTGTAAGTATATTCTGTGTTATTAAAAAGTCCTAAGTCTTCTTTGTTTAGTTTTTCAATAACTTTAATAGTACCGGAGTTCATGTCTTTGAATAGCAAATCAACACCCACTACTAATTCACTTCCGGAGTTGTATGTTATTTCAGCTTGATTCCCAAGGTTTAACATTCCATCATTTAAGCCTTTTGCAAAACTAAATTGAAAAGGACTTGGTATAAAAGCAGGTGCAGAAAATTGTGAGGTTGCGGAGTATTCACTATCAGCGTATTTATACCTGTATGCAAAACTTATAAACTTATCTTCTAAAAAATTATTTTGCCCTGAAGTTGGTAAAGTTTTAACAAGCGGAGAATTTAATGGTGGCTTCTTAATTACAAGAATAGATTCAGCAGTAAAAGCATCAATTGCTGCTTGAGGATTAGGATAGTCTCTTTCTGTGTTTATAAATCTTGGAGGATTATAATTATCAGTAAAAAACAATAACTTTGAATCTACTAAGTTTACACCGTTAATTAAGTAATCTTCGTTAAAATTTAAAGTAGTATTTATATTACCACCATCATTAACACTAATAACGTGGTATGTTAAGATGTTTGTTAAAACATTAAGAGAAACAATAAGGTCTAATTTGTTTGTAACTTGAGAAGTAAAACCGGGGTCCGTAACAAACCAATATATAGTTTCATTCGCACCATCCTCAAATGCACCTATACATTTTGCTTGACCCGACAAAGGTATACCTTCGTATTCAAGACTTGTTAAAGCAACATTCCCTTTTGCATTTTCTACAGAGCCAATTTCTGTTTCTTCTGTAGAACCTAACCTTACGTTTAAGGCATCAGTATATTGCCCATTAGGAATAAGTCTCTCATCGAGACCTTTGTTCATAATACCCGCAATAAAATTTCTCTGTGTATTCGCCATTTTTATTTAAGCCATTTATCCTTGCCTCTTAAATTCATAAGTAAACGACCCGGATGTATATTACTTATTCTAATTTTTGCATTACGCAATAAAGCACTTTTTCTTTTACGAGCTCGTGCGATAATATATTCTTGAGTCATTGCTTTAGAGTTAAGTATTGCATACTCGATATAAGCATAAATATAATCTTCAAATAATTTATTAACACTAATTTCTGTATTGTCTCCACCCTCCATTCCATCTGAAACATACTCAAGAACTATGCTTTGATTTGCTAAATCAGAACTAAAGTTTATTACTCCTCCTTTTTTGTTTATACTAAAAGTAGGATTAGAGTTGGCGGTTTCTGTATTTAAACCATACCGAGCTCCTATTGAATAATCAAAATACCACAAACCATCACAACAATACCCCTCCAATCCATTAAAAGGACTATTAGAGTTTAAATAAATCGACCTTGTACTTCCTTTAATTCTATCTATATCTAACTCTGAGAATTGAGGACTTAACGCATTTCCTTCATGGTCAAATAATATCCTACAATTATTGTCTTGCAAATATGCATCAGACCAATTTGTTTGAATGTTTTCAGTTAAAGGGTAAAGCATTCCATTTTTATAAATAGAAATACGGACCCAATTTACATAATCAGATGGTAAAACAAATCTCAATGAATTACAAATAGTTAATTGTAAAATTTTTATTTCTTTAAATGCATCGTAATTTAATTCCTGTATACCTCGTTTAGCGTGAAACAAAACTTTATATCTTTCCTCGTTGTTTATCAAGTTATGATTACCTGCATACATTAACATAAAATTGTTTACGATATCATACAATGACACGTATTGGTAAGAACCCCAATTAGCATCTTCGGGTTGGTTCCCATTGTTTTCATAATATTCGTATTGTGATATATATGGCATAATCTATTATTTTTCGTCTGTGTCTTCTTTTGTTTCTAAGCCTTGTGCAAACTGTACGGCTCCTACTTCTCTAATTGACATACCTGCATATTGTAAAATTTTTAAAACTAAAGTTGGCTCATCAGAAATTGATAATTCAAAATCTTGAAAGTCAGATTGAGTTTGGTCAAACGAAGGTTCGCCTCCTAACAAGGTAACATATGTCCATTTAGGGTCATTAGGATATCTTATGTATTGACATTCTACGGCACCGATAGTGTTTATACTTGCAGGAAACAAACTTAAATTAGGTTCCTGTTGAGTATATGCCGGAAACATAGTTGAGGGTGCAGTAAGCAAAGAATTATTAAGCATAGTAATTTTGCTTTGTGTAACTTTTTCTGCTTCATTTACAACACCATCGTCATAAATAACATAGTTTTGTGGAAACACCGTAAATATATCTGCATTAAGTTGAAGCGTGGTAGGGTTTACTACACTTACAACTTTAGCAACTTGTTGTGTTGTAACATTTCCAACAATATCTCCAACACCAACACCGGCTGCAATAAAGTCTGAAGAGTTATCTTCAAGACCATTTACCACCGCATTCGTGTTTACACCTGAAGCCAATAAACGAGTGTAAGCTAATACTTTATTTAACAAGTAATAATTATCGTTTGTTGTACTTGGACTTGGGGTAAAAAACTCATTATTAACATTATGTAATAAAAAGTTAGTTTTGGAAAATATATTTATTACTTCCTCGTATCCTTTTTTGATATCGGCATATCCTGTCCCTGATGCTCTTGCATTTTCTTTATTTATTTGATAGTTGTACTGATAAAAATAATCTTCAAAAATATCTAACTGTGCCTGTTTAGCAAATAAATTAAAGTCAGAGGGTGAGATGTACCCATAATTATTTTTATTTAGTACAGACAATACCGTATTTCTTACCGAATTAATCATTCCTAAAATGTTTAATACAAAGATACACAAAAAAAAAGAGGGTAGTTAAACCCTCTCTTCCTATTATTATGATTAAAAACCAACACACCTTTCACACGTGTTGAGCCTACAATATACAAATTACATTTGACTTTCCAAATATTTTAATTGGTCTATTCCATCTTCACTCTTAAACCAATCTGCTAAAAATTCTTGTGGGTCAACCCCAAATGGAATTGAAGTCATTCTTTTTTTATTTCCCTCCATATTAAAATAAACATCTTTTCTTTTATTTCTATAACTCAATAATTTATTGTCAAAAAATAATTGAACTTGAGATTGCAATTTAACATTAGGGTCATTTATAAGGTTTAAAAAACCTTGTGGATTTCTCTTTGCAAATATTAATATATCTCTTTTTAATTCAGAGCTACTCAATTTACTGACATCCGTATTAAAAACCACTCGAGCAATATTTTCCATCTGCTCTATGGATAAAGATTTAGCC